CTTGAGCGGCCTCCCTTGTGGAAGGGGGATAACCCCGCTTTTGGTATGCTCGGATTCACTGATCAAGAGCCTAACCAACTCTTGGCTTGTGAGGGTTCATCATCTGGTGAACTCGCTACACTCGATTTGAGTGAAGCATCCGATCGTGTTTCTGTTAAGCTCGTACAGTCGATTTTTCAAGACTATCCTCACCTTTTCGAAGGTGTGATGGCTTGTCGATCGACCAGAGCTGACGTTCCTGGTCATGGAGTTATCCCTCTGACCAAGTTCGCGTCTATGGGTTCAGCATTGACCTTCCCCATTGAAGAGATCGTCTTTCTAACGGCGATCTTTTATGGTGTGGAGCAGATGCTCGGAAGGCCCCTTTCCTCGAAAGTCATTAAAGACTATAGAGGTCGGGTGCGTGTCTATGGTGACGATATTATCGTCCCTGTAGACCTTGTGCCATTCGTTGTGTCCGCTTTAGAGCTGTTCGGCTTTAAAGTGAACCGCAACAAGTCTTTCTGGACTGGAAAGTTCAGAGAGAGTTGCGGCAAGGAGTATTATGATGGTCACGAAGTAACTGTATTTCGTGTCCGCCATCCACTCCCTGCACATCGACATGATGCTCCAGGCGTGGTCTCGTTAATTTCTCTCCGGAACCAGTCATTTCTGGCTGGTTATTGGGGAGTAACGAGACATCTTGATACAGTGATAGAGCGGGACTTAAAACTCCCGTTCCCCACTGTTAAGAGTACATCGCCTGTAATGGGCAAGCTCAGCTTTCTTCCGACTTTGTCGGAGGATAGCTGGGACCCGATTCTCCAGAACCCCATGGTAAGGGGTGTGGTGACTTGGGCTCTGATTCCAGCTTCACCGTTGGAAGATGAGTTTGCCTTGCTCAAATGGTTTCTCAAGAGGGGGCGTGAGCCCTTTCATGATGAGCGCCATTTGGAACGTCAGGGACGTCCCCGAGGCGTCAGCATAAAACTCGGGAAGGCTACTCCCTTTTAATTAAGGGAGTAGAGCGGCCATTGAGCCGTAGAGGGAGAACCGTGTGGTTCTTCGTGGTGGGTTTCAAGGTCACCGTTGCCAGGTATAAGCATATTCTTACACATTCTACGTAATCGTAGTATGGGTTTGAATAAGCCGACTACTCGGTAAACGGAGACCGCCC